ATTGCGGTCAATTACAAGGGTCGTTCCAACAACAGAAGAAGTCAGTGTTGGGTGAGCACCAGCAATAACACTTTGCAACCCTGCCAAGATTTCAGCAACAGTAGCACTCGCATCAGATGTAAACGTGATGGTGTTAGAGGTTGTTGTATTGGCATAAGTGATGGTGTAAGCTGTGCTATCTTGTAAGGTGACTACAGATACGGTTATACCGCTAGCGCTGCTTGGAGACAGAGAAATAGCGCCAACTGTGGTGAATTGCTCACCCGTTGTAGAGCTACTTACAGTTTGTCCAACAGAGATGAGAGTGTTAGTGTCACCAGCAACTAGAATAGAAGAGGTGGTAAAGGTTTGCTCTTTACGGGTAATGCCCGCGTATGCTACCAGATTATCAAGAGCAATCCCTGTTGCAGAGTTTGGGTCAAAGGCTGCATACACTTCTTGGGCAGCTTCCCATAGGTCAGCTTCACTTGGAGCAGCTAGGGAGATTAGGCGACCTAGTGCTGACGAATCACTGGTATCAACTTGATCGCCGGGCTGAATAAGGTCTTGAAAGAGTTGTACTGCTAAAGCTCGGTCATCGGCTAGGATGTCGGCCAATCTTTTTATTACAAATCCTTGGTCAGTCACACCTGCCATATGATTTACATCCTTAAATTAATTCGTTGGTTGTACAGTGATTGGCTGTGTAACTTCGCCGTTTACAACTTTGACTTGGAAGACTAGGGAATATTGTCTGTTCCTAAAGGTTGAGTCGAAGCTGACAATTTCCTTAACACCTTCTTCTTTTAAGATGGCTTGTTGGAACAGCAAATCGACAGCAGCTTTAGATGTCTGCTTAATACCAAGAATACGTTCCCAGTACATTACGCCGTAAGTTGTATCGGCAAACCATTCACCATAAAAATTCAAGAGACGGATCTTTAACCGTTGAGCAACAGTTTGAGTAAATGGCTGGGTGGTGTATTCACGAGTGAGCGGCCCGTTATTCCAAACTATATCGTGGTCATTACTAAGTAAAAAGTCCATCGTATCTCCTTATGCTGTAGGAGTACCCGAAGTACCACCACCAGTTGTTACGCCAATATGTTTGTGGGTATTGAATGGGATACCGTTGAAGGTTGCAATACCAGTTATGGTATAATTACCAATCTGAACAAGATTACCTTGCAAGTTGATATCCCCAATCCAAGTAGTGTTATCAGCGTCTATGACCATACTAGGCGTATTAATGTTTACACTTGTAGAGGCATTGATGGTAGCATCTGAGCAGTTGATAACCACGGGTTGACTTGAAGTGTTGATTTCAATACTACCATCAGCTTTCAGTCTTACTTCACTCTCAACACCTCCAAGGTTCTGGAACAACACAGCATCACTTGGGTCATGCGTTAAAATGTGTTTTGCTGGGTTATTAACAGCGGAGCCCGGTGGTTGAATACCGGGGATAAACATTGCATCACCTTTATCCATCTTGGCAAAGTTCATTGGTGAGGCAGGACGACCATTCCCGGCTTTCCAGCCATCCATATTACGCATAGAGAAGATGGCAATGCCTGTGCTACCAACTTTGATTGGAAAAGTAAAACCTGCCGTAGAGGATACTGGGAACGATACTGGAACACCCAACACTTGAGGACGTTCTTTAACAGTGCCATCTTTAAACTTTTGATTGATTGTGGGCTGTATATCTACCATTTGCCCATTTAAACCATCTCTTACAGCAATAACGATGCACGGTAGGCTAGTATACATATTGTTGATCTTGTTATCAAAACCAGCACCAAGAAGTTCTTGAACGTCTGCACTCATGATTTAAGAACCTTCTCTAATGAAATACCTTTACAGTCCGTGTACCAGCTATTGTCGCGGAATCCACCATAGTGACGTAGAGTCTCAATCTTGAAATAACCTTGAATCAAAGTGTCTTCAAGTAAAACAATATCACCAGCTCTGATATCTGGGTTCAGCAACATTGTCCACTGCACTCCGGGTTTCTTAGCCTTATTCTTTTTTGACTTACGTATTTGTGGGTTTACGCGATATGCAGAACCAATAAGACCTGTATCCTCACTAATTACGTATGCTTGAGCGAAGTTCTCAGAATTAGCCCTATCATTGTTGTGCATGTACAAAGTATCTTCTTCAATCTGCCAGTCCACTGCATACTTCTCAGACAGCTCATCCAGCATCTCTTTTGGTGTACCTGATAATGGATAACCATAAATAATTTCATTATTCAGGTTTGTGCCATTGTAAATACCACGAGATACTCCGGGGATAGCTTGCCTAATAGCTTCAGCAACATCCTTAACGTTACGTCCGGGAGCAACCAAAGAGTTCAGCACCTCGTGGTTAATTTCTGTGTAAACAGCCCCCATCTGAAGCTGACTCACCAAATCAGGACCACTCTTACGAGTCGCAACATTAGTAACACGACCAGAGAAAATACGTTGTAAACTGTTAGTGTCCTCATAGCCGCAACTAAATACTGCTGCCGGGTAATCTGTGTCTAACAGTGCTAGGGTTTCTGGGTCAAGATTGTAGACTTCAATTGAGGCAGAGTTTGTACGATCTTTGTTATTTGTACTCTTACTGATATCAAAAGTAACTTGAAGGTTATTCTCTACAAGAACACCCTCAGAAGTATTATAATCCCCAACAGTTAATTGAAATACTCTGTTCCTTTGGTAAATCATAATTACTCTCCGTCGTCATATACATACCACATCAAGTAATATTCGTTAATCTTGTCTGGGTAAACTTTATAAGGTTCTGAAATAATCTCAGCAATCTCTTCCATCCAGAACCAACCAGTTAGTGGGAAAAGAGCATAGTCTTTAAACATTGGATATCCGGGAACTAATCTTTCACCCATAACAATTGGATTGTTGTCTTGGTCTAGTAGATCTAGGAAATAAGCTTCAGATCTGTCACTGTAAGTGAACCTAAGAATAACTGACAGACCTTGAAAGGATGTGCTATATTCGTAGTAAGCATCACCAAAGAGTGGAAGAGATACATATTGTAATGCCATTATAACTCCTCCGCTACCTTAGTTTGTGGATCTACGTCAGGGCTTGCACCATCCGTACCACTGACAGGCTTAGGTGTTGAGTCTTGCTTACCTTTAGAAGCTTTCGGGGCTGCCTTCTTCTTGAGAGAGTTCACAACATCTTGTGGAAGTACAGTTTTCTTCAATGTAGCAAAGGTAACTTGTTCAAAAGTTAAATCACAAAACAATCCTTCCCCACTATTGACATCTTCCCTAAAGACCATGCTCGTGATTACAAGATTATTAATGATCTTCTTAAGAAGTGTCCCGTCATATTCAAATAACCTTACCAACTGAATATTTGGAACAAACTTACCCTTCTTCTCGTTGAAAATAACACCCGCCATCAAACCAACAATAGCATCTTTAACTGTATCAAGGGTTTGCAGTCTAGGACCGTCAACAATAATCTCAGGGGTGCTACTTGAAAGAAATTGTCCGATACTGTCTGGAATGAATTGCTTTAGGACACTATCATCTGTAGATGTAACAGAAACTGCTGTAGGCGCCACACTTACATTGTAGGGAGTATTACCAACTAAGTCCTGAATAAGATAACTATTCATAGAGATGTCGTAGCCCGTAATAACAGTGGACATAGAGAAGATAGGATTTTGGCGGATAAAATGATCTGATATAGACGCACCACTCGCAATAGGGTGCTTTGTTACTTGACCAGAATAATTCTCTGTACTTACCGTAATGGCGTCAAAAAACACGAATCCACCACCCTCTTCGTTGTCCTCCCCCCATCTCAAACCAAAGCTCATTCTTTATTCCTTCTCTGAATATTTATCTAAGGTTTGATGCACAATGTCAGCCAAACTACTTTCAAACTGTGTTTTAAAATCTTCTGGATTAGCCGCTGTGATCTTCACGTCCATTTTCAAAGTTACATCAGCTTTTGGTGCCAATGGAGAAGGTGTGCTTGAAGATCCAGAATCAGGCATCCCAGCTTTCTCCATTGGAAAAATACCAAGAGTTCCATTGAAATTATCACGTCTACGATTGGCAAGAGCTTCATCTTGTCTAGCTCGTTGCTGTGTTTCATAGTTTGCAGGGTCAAAGTCAGGGCGAAGTTTCTGCATGGTACTGCTTGCTGGAAGACCAAAAGCATCTAAGGTTTTCTGAGCAGGAGTTGTGATATAGTTTAAATACCCAAACCCAGCAGCTTTTGCTGCCTCGCCAGCACCAGAGGTATCACCACCAGCGAGTTTATTGATCGTACCCACCGTGTTGCTTACAGTGTTGGCCCAATTCTTAAGATTGACAAAAGCGTCAGAGTTAAAGAGTTTGAGTAGATCAGCCCAACCATTGTAGATGTTCTTACCTAGTTGTCCAATCTCAGACATCGCACCTTTATAGGCGTTCAAGAACTGGAGAACTTCGCCACGTTCCTCTGGTGTTGGGAAGAACTTATTACCCAAGAAACTATCACGACCGTCCAACATACGTTGAAAAGATTGAGCAGACAATAGGGCAAAAGACACGTATTTAGAGACGTTATCAAAACCCCGTGCCAAACCTTCAACCATCGGTCCAGACTCTTTAAGACCATCATTTAATGCACGAAAGAGCCTTGCAAAACCGGACTCAATACCTGAGTTAGAGGCTACAACAGCAAGATCGTTGACTTGGTTTTGATATCTAGCTTGTTCAGCTTGAGAGGCTGTACTAGCAGCACTCAGTCCTGGAGCTGCCTTCTGAGAAGCAAGATCACCAGCAAAGGTAAGGATATCACCTTTTACTTTACCCTTCTTCATAGCAGCAAGAAGTTCAGTAATAGCCTCTTGACCAGTTTTTTTGCCGCCGGTTTGTTTCTGGTAAGCCTCTGCGAACAGAGATACCGCACCCGGCAGGCTTTCAGCTAACTGCTGAGTCAATTCCTCAGATTGAAGCTTGTTCTTGCCTGCAATTTGAGACAGGGCCCGATAGACACGAGACTGGGCTGTGCGGTCAAGTTTGTTAACACGACTTAATTCAGAGAAGCCTTTGAACACCCCTTGGGATTGTTCAATGCTCATCCCGGCACCAGTTAGGCCGGAAGTGAGCTTATTATAATCGGGCGCGGCATCAAGATAGTTGAAGCCCGTTTTATCCGCCTGTTTGCGTAGCCATTCAAAGGATTGTTTACCTTCGTATGGCGTCGCACCAGCTTGTTGAGCAACAGCAGAAGTTTGTAGCTGAGCTGCAACCACTTGTTGATTTCGGTTATTTAAGGCACCCAGACCATAGCCACCCAAACCTAACGCAAGTGCGGGACCATAGAGGCGAGATAATCCCCCTGCGATACCCCCCGCAACGCCACCTGCAACAATATGACGACCACTGCCGGGGATTCGTGCTGACCCCGTACTACCGGTCGTCATATTTGGACGAATGTTTACTTTGGCTGATTTAGATGCAACTGCAAAGGCATTACTGAGTGTACGGTTTAGGTGAGCTTGGTCAACAACAAATCGAGATACTTGAAATATAGTCTGCTTACTTGCTATATCTAGGGCGTTACCCATTGCAAAATTAAGAGCTTTCTGGTTTACATTAAACTTAACCAGATTGATTGCCATGTTCTGAGAAGCAGTCTTACCAAAAGCTTTGAGCTTCTTCTCCATATTTTTTAGTGCAGAATCAACTTTCCTGATACTCTTGGCGTTGACTCCAAACCCAAGTTCAGCGAAGTAGGAGGTTATGGCTGGCATGGCTTATCCTTTCTAGTTTTGAATTCTTTTAGCTTCTGCCTTGTCATAAGCTATTTGTTGCCTAGCGTCATAAACCCTGATAACTTCTAACATCATGTAGGCTTGATTAATGGAGTAGACATTCTCTAACTCCCATAAAGTGCAGGGTTTTGTTTCATGGGTTAGCAGTTCGTAAACAATCCAGCTTTGAGAGAACTCTTCTTCAATTTGTCTCTCATCTTTGTTACGAACTGTTGGTACAGAGTCTTTTTTATTTAATCCTCTGAACCGCCTTCCGTAAAAACATCTTGGAAGTTCCACTGAATCAGTGCATCAACTACGTTGTAGAGGTGGAGAGTGCGGCGAGCAAAGTGATATTCAAACTCATCTTTGTCAATAGCCTTACCTTCAGATTCCATACGACTACCTACTACAATCTTACGTACTAGGTCAATGTCTGGACGCCATCCCGGAGTTTCACCGTTCTCAATCAGAACATCTTGAATCATGATTGCAAGGGTGGTAGGAAGTGCGTTTGCTACATATTTAACTTCGTCAATCTCGAAAGACTCAGACGGAAGTTGAGAGAGAGTTTTTGCCATTATTTATCTCAGAATTTAAAGTAAGTTATTTACGAAATCGGATACTTCATTTAAAGCACTGTCAAACAAACTTGTTGAAGGTCTAGTGTTGCCACCTACATTGTAAGACTCAGTAGTTTGAGCGAATAGCTCCCAAGACCTGTCCTCAATTTGTCCAGTGAACGATGCTGAAGGGTATCCAGTGATATATGCCTCGTTAGTAGAGAATACACTACTACCCGAAACATCTTTAATTGTTAGTGCAATCCTTGCTGTACCAAGTTCCAAGTCTAAATCATGAATCTGTGAAAGTACATCATTGGTAGGTGAACTACCCATAAGAGTTAGGATAATCGTAGCAGATGTATCTTTATTCTTAACTCTAGTGTTCTTTCCACGAATACCGCGAATTACTGTGAATCCTTTTACATTTCGTGCAATGGTGATACTCTGCCAACCAGCTACTGGGTAGCCGCCGATATTAAGACTTACGTCGGAAGGATTATAGGTTGAGACTGTAAAACTATTAGACATTACAGAATACCTTCCAAGATTGGTAGAGCAGAAGCGCCTATATTGAACAAATCTTCAAGTAGTCCTGATTCACCGTTGTTACTACCAATGTTAATAACAGCTTGAGATGATCTAAGAATCCATGTTCTTGGTTCAAAGTCATTACTCTTAACTAGAGAAGGAATACCTTCAATCCAAGTATTGGTAGAAAAGAACAAGTCACTCCCTGAACCATCCTTCACCATCATTGGAAATTTGCCTCGCTGGGTGATTTCATCAATCTGCCACAGCTTAGTAAGGAATGTGTTACTTGTACTGCCACTTAAAACTGTAAGTTCAATCGTATATGTTTGGTCATTGTTGTATACTCTGCTGACCATACCGGATGTTGAACGTTGGGTTGAAAATGGAACCATATCCTTATTTATTGAGATAAACGTTCCATCAACAAAACCTTCCAAGGGGAAGAATCCACAAAGTAATACAGAGACTTCTTCAGGGATGTATGTTGCTAACTCAACCATTAGAATCTCCTAATGAGGGGCCGTGAAGCCCCTATTAATATTACTTACAACTTCCAACGATCTTCAATGGCACCACCAAGAGCTTCAACAACTGCAACAGAAGACTCATCCATTTTAGTGTTACCACCAACAAGAGTCTGAAGGTTGACAGCGTGAATCATCCACTCACGGTTTTCGCCGGTTTCAGCATCTGAATAAGTACTGTCTGCTTGCGTACCAATAAAGGCTTGTTGGGCAAAATACAAACTTTGACCAGAGTTGTCTTTAATTGTGATTGAGAAAACGTAGGTATCTGTTGCGTCTTCTTCATCAGCAATTTGCATTTGTTGAAATACACGGTTACTAATAGAAGCTTGGTGCAGAGTAATTGCAATATCAGAAGCTTTATTACGACGCTTCACACGAAATGCAGAAAGATCAGAACCAACTACCAAACTAGAGGCTGGGGTTTGACGGGTTACAATAACGAACGTGCCAGCAGCCAAACCAGAAACAATGTGAGTTTGACCAGCTACACTAATTAGGATTGTTACTTCTTCGGGACTATAAGTGCCAAGGATAATATCTGAAGCCATTTAAACTCTCCTTATGCGGTTACAGTGCCAACGATAGTAACAACGCGAACGCTGCCCTGAAGTCGTGCAGTGAAGAGGAAGTCACCAGCAACACGCTGGATTCGTTGGTTAGCTGCGATTGTCAATGGATCAGGACTTGTGACGGTCCAGCCAGAGTCATACAAGCCGTTAGCTTGGCCTTGAGCAAGTACAGAACGCATTTCGCTTTCAATGATCAAGAAACCATTACGGGTATATGAAACTTTCAACAAGTTAACAAGGCGGCTGTAGATAGCCTCTTGCATGCGTGCATAAGTCCAATCGATGCCAATGATGATATCAATCGCGTCACTAACACCAGTAGACATGTTACCGTCTTGGAAGATGTTGACACCAGCCACAGTAGTGTACATATTGGCATTCTTGGAACGCAAGTTAGTACGCTGGGTATCAGTCAATACAGAAACTGTAACCAAGGTTGCACGTTTAAAGTTCCAATCATTACTGCCCGGAGTGCGGGGAAGCTGACTACCAGCCCAAGCTGCTTCTGGGTACTCAGTGTCTGCTGTTGGCAGATAGATGATTGCAGTACGGCTATAGCTACCAGCTTTCAACAAAGATGCTGGGTCAGTTGTACCAGTTGTAATGGTAACTGGGTCAGCTGTGCTAGTCAGGTAAATTTTATGACGTGGTTGAATAGATGCAGCAAGTGCCAGAATGTCAGCAGAAACATGAGTCTCTGCAATCAAAGCATACCAAGCGTTAGTAACATCAGTAGCAGCGTCTAATGCTTCAACCCAAGTTTCAGTCGGAGCAGCATTAACGCCCACCAGATTAGCAGAAGATACAACACTCCAAGCAGTACCAGCAACAGTAGGTGCCAAAGTGAGTGTAGTAGTGCCTGTGACGGTGATTCCGGTTGGGCTACCAATAGCAGCTTTCAGACCAGTTACGATAGTGGTTGCAGTAGCACCGACGCCAGAAGTGAACGAGTAGAGAACACCATTGAGAGTTACACTGTAAACAGTGCTGTCTGCAACTGTTGGGGTGAAGGTTACACTGTCTACTTGACGGCGACCAACGATAATCGAAGGAGGACGTACACCATCTTGACCAAACAGGCGCTGGGCAATCTTATAAACATTGTCTGTGCTGTTGAAGTCGTCAGCTACGGCATCAAAGTCAGTGTAGGTACGAACACGTTCAGAGAAATTAGTAAATGTTGCGAGCACCAGAGGGATTTGAAAACTCGCTGTGCTGACAGCAGTCGTCTCCCTATTGATCTGGATTTGAATAATATTATCGAGTTCTGACAATTGAGAATTCCTCTCATTAAGGGGTTATTATAAAATCTGGTGGGACTGTAAACACTTCGCCTGTTAATTCATCAACGATGATTACAGCCTCAACTACATCCACAATCTGCTGTGTATTAACAGCGTATGTAAATACGACATCCATATTGTGATATTCAACCCACTTCGTATCTCGTTTCTGTGGTGCTCGACGGATGTTTGTTTTTGTTCTAAGTCCCAGTCCGTATTTAAATAGTTCTTCTCGGACTAAAACATTATTCAATCTTTGGGTGAAACTATGTGCCATATCGCCAGATAAGGTTCCAATAAAGCTGAACTGGACATAGACATTATAATTAGCTTGAATTGTCAGTTCATTTACTTCGTTGACAAGAGTAGATGTGTATCCCTTACCAACTTGCTCTTCTTGAAGGATATTAACAACAAGATAACTTACAGATGGTTCTGGGCCACTCTCGTGGCTAAAAATCACAGGAGCTGTTGGGAACTCTTTCAAAGCCTCTAAAGCACCCTTGCGAATACCTACTCTTAAATCCGAAAAGATACCAGCCATTAATCACTTCCTTTCTTATCTACTTTAAAATCAATAGACTCGTAAAGAAGTCCACTATCAATAAGGGGGTTGTTAAAGCCTTTTTCTGCCACTGTAAACGGGGCGTTTGGTGGTGTATCCCAGTCAGCAACAGCCTTCTTAAGATCAGCCTTGGCTTTAGTACCAATCTTTGTGTACTCTTGTTTGAAGGTGCTTTTCCCCTCAGCAATCCTTTGCATGCTCTCAGCAAACATCTTGTCGTAAGACCCCCTTTTAATAGGTGCCATAAAGCCAACACGAATAGCAGGGCGAGTGGGGATATTCTGTACGGGCAACCCTTCCTCCTGCCAACTCCATACGGTCGCAACGGGAAGATTGTCATTGTCAGGGCCATATGTCACAGGCTCAACAATACCAACTTGAACTTCTAGACTAGATCCTTTGAGAAGTTCCTTCTTCATCTTCTCCCAACCAGACTTATCAACTTTCAACTTAAAAGACATTCTTCACATCCTTTAATTTGGAGTTAATTCTATTCTGGTTGCATAACTTTTCGTATGTTCAAGGATCGACATTCCAACTGACCAATCATCAACCTTCATGATCTTGTAACGATCACCTTTCCAAACGAACTCGTCGGCATCCCAAGAATTCTCTTTTTCTGTACGAAGTACATCAGCAGAGTAGAGCTTCCACCAAACACGAGTTCTTTCAGATTCAGGGAGCTGAAGAATCTCATATCCTTTAAGGGGTTGGATATTCACCTGAACAGCCACTTCTGTAGTAGACCCTTCAATCCATTCACCTTCAACATAGCTCCCTAAAGACCTGCGATAAATAGTGAGAGGAATCTTATGCGTCAAAAGGAATTGTGGTCTTAACATATCAACTCCTAATAAACAAAAGTTTCACCAGCAGCGTGACAACTATCACATCCACACCCTGTCTCACAACAAGCTGCTTCACGACAAATATCTCCATCACAAACTTCAATGTTCATGAGCTTACTTGGGCAGCTATTCGCAGACCAAGGCATCAATCCCATAGGAATGAGTACAGTTGGGTTGTTAATGAAGTTACCAAGAGCGGCTAAGTAGTTCTTCGCGTAGTCGTTCCAAACTTCAATATCGCCCGTCCTTTCGCGGGATGAATATCCAGCGATAGTAAAGGAGGCTGAAATTGATGCCATCCGTGCAGCTTGGTATACGCTCTGATTATTCAAATCAAGAAACTGTTGAATTTCTTCATCAGAGAAAATAGGGTAGAACGGATTATTCGGGGTGTTGCCTATGAGCAAATTTACCTGCTCAATGGGTGTAAGGGCCATAGCCACTCCTACATATATGAGGAGGGCAGACAAGCTGCCCCTTTATACTTACGCAGCAGGCATAATACCAGCAGCAATCAATTTAGTGAGCAATGCATTGTAAGCTACAGTAACTGCTGCCAAGTCTGCAAAGTCTGGAGATTGTTGGGCAGTGAAAGTAATTTGTTTTGCAATACCAGCTACAGTAGTTGTTGCAGCAGCAGTGCCGAGTGCAGTACGAGCAGCAGCAGCAGTTGCAGCAGTCAGTACAGAACGGCCTACAGCAGTAGAGTCAGTGATGTCAGTAGAGGCAATACTGCCCAAACCAGTATCCAATTCCTGTACTGCAAAGATCCAACCGTTTTTAGTTGTTACAGCCATATTTAAATCTCCGTAAATAAGGGGCTATATTTCAAGCCCCATTAGATCGTTTACAAGTACAGACGAACAACAGCAGCAGGATTGAGCATGGCGTTCAAGAAGTTCTGCTCGGTCATGATTTCGATGATGTCATCTTTTTCATTCAGGTATTCGAACCAGTACGAACCTTGGGCACGACGGTTGATCGAACCAAAACGGTTAGCCGGAGCGTAATAAGTTTTGAACAGATCACGAACACCGACAGGCAGCAAGTAAGCATCACCTTCTGGAATGAACGGTACGAAAGTACCAGCAGCATTCTCGTAACCACCAGCACCAGCGTTGATGAAGGTGATACCGAATACAGTCATTTGTTCAAAGCGAGCGTCCAGACCAGCAACATCTGCACCACCTTTGCCCAACAGGATGCTTGTACCTTGGCTTTGATCAACATACTTGAATGCATCAGTTACGAAAGCATTCTGTTGCAGAGCCATGTAGAAGCTATCGGAGCACAGGCATACGAAAGCACGAACAGTGCCGGCTTGGCCATCACGCAGACCATTACGAACAGCTTTCTTAGCAGTGTTCAGAACTGCACGTGGATCAGCAGCACCTGCGAAGTCAACATCGATTTCTTCACGAGTAACATCAAACTCGGTGTAGTAGTTAGTTACTACAGTGCCACGAGGAGCATAAGCAGTACCACTAACAATCAGTTGCATACGGGCAGCTTCGAGAGTGAGGGAATGCGCTTCACGCAGATCAATCATCTTGTCAGCACGAACCGAAGCTACGGTTTCCAGCTCAGCAAACTCAGCCAGACTACCACCTTGAACAATACCGTCGATATCGTTAGGGGTGATTGCATCATCAGCAGGGAAGTGAGGAATCTTCAGCAACAGGGAATCTTGTTCACGACCAGCGATGGTCTGGTTACGTTCGTCCCAGTTACGGTCTTCCAGAATGTGACTTTTCTTGGTGTTACGAACAATCTCGATGTTCTTCTGGCTGCGATAGTCAGGAGTAAACAAACCCAGAGCGTTAGTAATACCAACAGTGTTAGGAACAATGATCAGGGATTCGGTGCGGTCTACAACCTTACCCGGATTGTTGCGGTCAAGTACAATTGCCATAGTATTTATAATTCCTTAAGGTCGTAGATTAAACAGTTTTGAGAACTTGGATGCCTTGTTGCTCAAGCAGACCCTTCAGGGTTTCAACTTCAGCGTCAGACAGGTCAGCACCACCATCAACAGCAGCAGACTTAGCTACTTGTTTGATGTAGTATTCTTTGAGTTGCAGAGCACCCGAAGTACCTACAAAACCAACAGCGTTATATTTACCAGAGGCAATTGCACGAGGAACAAACGAAGGGTTGAAGCTGAAGTGGTCGCCATATACAACAGCGAATTCATTGGTCAGAACCAGTGGAGCTTCAGAAGCGAGTACGGTCCAAGCAGCAGTGAGGTCAGCAGACTTGGCACGATAAACTACAGTACCCATACGGATAGCTGGAGTGATAGGAGTAATGTTCAGATCACGACGGCTGTAACCAACCGATGGGTCCATCTCATGGACAACCAGATCAGAGAAGCGTTGTACGAAAGTTTCAGCAACGAAAGGCATATTTGTTTCCTTTAAATAATGTAATTAGATCAAGCCAAGTTTTTGTTTGATAAGATCTTCGGTAGAAGTTTTAGCTTTCGAGGTAGTCTCTACAACGGCTTCAGTACCTTGGTCGCCAATCTCTGTAAACATCTCAGATGCTTCAAGAGCTTGTTTCTGTGCAGCAAAACCCCTCAGAACAGTTTCAAATGCCGAGTCGTCCAAGCTGGACAGGGAGGTCGAAACAGCTTCAACTTTGTCAGCGGACATAACAGCGGCAAGAGCAGTCTTGCGACTGGTCATTTTTACGGCTACAGCAGAAGCTTCAGCAGAGGCTACAGCTTCTTTCATCTGTGCAACTTCTTGGAGTGCAGCAGCGAGTGCAGTTTCTTTTTCAGCAAGCAGCAAAGAAGCAGCTTCGAATTTAGAGGTAAGATCAGAAACACTCAATTGAGCGCCCTGAAGTTGTTCTTGCAGTTCGGCAAGTTGAGTCATTTCTAGAGTTTCCTCAGTTTTATTGAATTGGGCAAACAGTTTGGTTTTTAACATACCACCT